ATGCGATATACCGTCCTTTACTCGCGTAGGGTGTAAGGAAAGCACACATCGCCGGGAAAGTCCATGTTCCACCCCGGGCGTCACGACCAGGGCCGCCCCGCTTCCCGGCTGGCCAGGACCACCCGGGGCTTGACTCCCTAGGCGAGGCCGCGTATGAGACTCCTTCGCTTTGGCCAGCGTAGCTCAGTTGGTAGAGCAGCTGATTCGTAATCAGCAGGTCGGGAGTTCGAGTCTCCCCGCTGGCTCCAAGAAAATGCAAGGCTGTTGCGGTGTTACCACCAAAACAGCCTTTTTCTTTTTCTCCCAAAATCTCCCTTTTTAAGCCCAAAGGGGGTGCAGAAAGCACCCCCTTTGCACCCCTTGTTTTCCCCCCCCGCGCCCCCCAAATGTTTGATCTGCCGGCCAGGTGTTCCCTCCCTGCGCCTCTCCTGGGGCCGTCCGAGAGAGTGTGTGCGTCCTGGCGTCGGCCTGCGGCGTGCTCGTGCGAGTGCAATCGCGGGTCCTTCCCGGAGACGGAAAAGCAGGGGTCGTTGAAACCTCGGCACGCGGCGCTGTGGCGTGGAATAGATCCCGTGGAAAAATGGAAATTTGTTCGTTGTGCCACAATCATATCTGATCGTGACACGACGTGCCGGGGTTTGGCATGATCGAGCGCGATCCCTCATTGACCGATCCCGAGGCCATCAAGTCGTCCGTCCAGACAGTGGTGGCCGAAGAAGAGGCGCGCCGGCCGGTCGAAGCCAATCCGGCGGACGTGGTCGACGATCCCACCGAGCTGGCGCCGGGCATTACTGTGACCGATGTCGAACTGGCCTTTCGCAGTGGCGAGGTCGGGGACTCCGCCCTAGCCATCAAGCTCATGCACGGCAAGTTCGTGTATGACCACGTCCTGGAAAAGCCGTTCCGGTTCAATTGCACACACTGGTTCCGGGACAAGAACTGTAGCTGGCGCAAGGCCCTCTTCGATGTAGCCGATCTTTACGCCCAGCGGGCGCAATACTACTGGGACATCGCCAACCGAACCGGCGAAAAAGACGACCTCAAGAAGGCCGAGGCCTGGTCCAAGCGCGTCAACAGTTGCCGGAAGGTGTCGAAGATCCTCGATATCTGGAAGGGCTCCACATCCGGAGACGGATCGTTAGGCATCTCCGGGGACGAGTGGAACAAGAACCCCACCCTGCTGCCGTGCGTCAACGTCGTTATCGACCTGGAGACCGGCAAACCCATTCCGCCGGACCCCAAGCAGTATTTCAACATGGCGGCCACGGTGCCCTTCAAGGGACTCCACGAAGAGGCTCCACTCTGGATGGATACCATCCAAAAGGCGCTTTGCTACAATCCAGAACTCATCGACTATTTCGAATATATGGTTGGCTTCGCGGCCACGGGTATCCAGACCAAGGATTTCTTCTGTATCTACGGGCCCAAGGGCAACAATGCCAAGTCGGTCCTGTTCGAGTGGATTCTCAAGATCCTGGGCGACTTCGCCGTGACCATAAAAGTTGAGATGTTACTTGAAGAATCGTTCATGCGTTCGGCCGACGGGCCGTCTCCGGCCCTACTCAAGATTCGCGGCCGGCGCATGGCCTGCACGTCCGAGGCCTCGGACAAGCACCGGTTCAATGTCGCGAAAATCAAGGGGCTGTGTTCGGGCGGCGATCGCATGGAAGCCCGGGGTATCAACGCCTCGGATATCGTGGAGTTCATTCCCGAATGCACGCTGATCCTGCACAGCAACGCCCTGCCCAAGGCCGGCGGCAACGATGAGGCCTTTTACCGCCGGCTCAAGGTCATCGGCTTCCACGCCATCTTCATCAAGCCGAACGAAGGCCCGGAAGATCCTGCCAAGCACGTCTTTCACGAGATTCCCCGCACCGAAGTGGACAAGCGCCTGACTGCCGAGTCCCCGGGCATACTGGCCTGGATTGTGCGTTGCGCCATGAAGGCCCTGCGCCGGGGCGACATGCCCCAGGCTCCCAAGTGCGTGCTGTTTGAAACCAATCAGTACCGCAATGAGCAAGATTTGGTCGGGCACTTCATGCGCGAATGCACCGAGCCGGATGCCAATAACAAGGAACAGATGAAGGACATTTATCTGGCTTTCCGGCATTGGTGCAAGACAGAACAGATGATCCCGGAAAAGGCCATCATGAGCCAGAACAATTTGGGAAAAGACCTGAAGCAACGTCCAGGTCTGGAGCGCATTGAAAGCAACAAGACCTACTACAAGGGTCTTCGCATCAAGACGGAGTGTCGGTCTCCGGAGCAGGAAGACAATGGCAAGGATGGCGGGCGCGGTTTCCTTTAGACCTTTTTCGACCTTGTTAGCCCTTTGAAGAGAAAGACCTAATTTAAAATTTTATAAATAAATTCAAATAATTATTTAGTTATTCAAGCCATTATTTAGACCTTTAGGCCTAGAACGCACACACATAAGAAAAAACAAATCAGGAACACCTCTCTACGCATAATGGGATGTTGGTGAAAAAGGTCTAAAGACCTAAGTCGAGACCGCAACGAACTAAAAAATTTGATTAATGTCTCTTAAATAAGGCCTAAATGGAAGCCTAAAAAGGTCTATCAAGGGCTAAGGAAGGAGATTTATGGGCGCGGCCATGGACTGGTTCGGGGAAAATGAGCGACGAAGCATTGCCGAGGGGCTACTTTCCGGCGTGCGGGAGAATGGCGGTCGGCTGTGGGCCGATTGCCCGTTTCACAACGAAGACACCAAGGGCGGATCGTTCTTCTACGATCCGGCCAAGGATCATGCCTTCTGCTTCTCCTGCCGGGCCTCCTGGGATTTGATCGGTGTGTTCTGCGTCGTGTCCGGCTATGCGCCGGATGCACCCGACGGCTTCCGTGAGTTCCGCAGCCGCTTCGCGCCTGGCCGGCCGTTGCAAGCGGCCACGCCGCATCGGGCCGAACCCAAGCGTCCGGCTGTCTGGATGCCCAAGCCCGAGTCTCTGCCGCCGTCCCTGTGGTCGGAAAAGGCCGAAGAGTTCATTCGCAAGTCCATGGCCCACCTGACCGAACATCCGGCCGAAATGGAGCGCCTGGCCGTCTGGGGCATTTCTGCCGATACGGCCGCCAAGTGTCGCATCGGGTGGAATGACAAGGACCGCTATGTGCTCAGATCGGCCTGGGGCCTGCCCAAAGAGCTAAAACCCGACGGCAAGGAACGCCGCCTGTGGTTTCCCGAGGGGCTGGTGCTGCCCTTCTACGTTGACGGCAAACCGGCGCGGATCAAGATCCGCCGGCCGCATCCCGAGACCGGCCCCGAGCAGCTCCGCGACATGCGTTATTACCAGGTGGTCGGCGGCAGCAAGCGCCTGTTTCGCTACGGCAAGCCGTCCTGTCCGGTCTGGGTGGTCGTCGAGTCCGAGCGCGATGCCGCCATGGTCTGGGGCCTCGTTCGGGATCTGGGCATCGGAGCCATCGGCACGGGCTCAGCCTCGGCCAGACCGGATGCCGATCTGGTGCCGAAGTTGGCCGATGCCCGGTGCATCCTGGTGGCCTTCGACAACGATGATGCCGGCGCTGTGCAATCCGTCTGGTGGCTAGAGCATTTCCCCCTGGCCATCCGCTGGCCCGTGCCTCCGGCCGGAGGGAAGGACCCTGGCGATGCCATCGGCCAGGGTCTGGACATTCGGGCGTGGGCCCTGGCCGGTCTACCCGGCCACGTGCGATCGCATCTGGACCTGCTGGCCCGCCATCGTGGCCAGACCATTGTGCCAGGTTCCACGCCTCCTCCGGTCCTTTCCGCTCCGGCAGATCCTGAACCCGCCCCAGCCCAGACCACGCCTGCGGGCTATCCTGAGATTCCCGGCCTGGATTTTCGTGACGAATTGCTGGCCGACCTCTGGAATCTGCTGGCCGACCAGCCTGGCGCCCTCGGATATTTTCGCCTTTTAGGGCTGTTTTCGATTTACCCGGCGCGGGGGGTGCGCGTGCGAAAGGCCAAAGCGGAAGCAATGGCAATAGTGGAACAGGACGGCATAGCCTTGCGCATGGATGAGCGCTGGGTGTCGGGCAACCGGGCCATGGCCCGACAAATTTCGGAACTGTTCTGGGATGACAAGGTGTTCTCCCTATGGCTGGATTGGGACTGGAATAAAGCGCCTGTCGAAATCGAAAAGGGAGAGGCGGCATGAATGCCGACAAACCCATGAAAACCGGCACGGCGGTACATGCCTTTCTGGTCGACCGGGGATTCAAGATTTCCAGGGCCAAAATCTATAAGGATATCGACGAGGGACGTCTGGGAAAGCAAAAGGACGGGACGTATTCCCCTGATGTGCTGCTGGCCTACGCAAAAGCTTTTCTTGAACCCGTCAGTGGTCGAGGCGTGGATGAAGAAAACAGTGGCGCGGCCACCAAGCGCCTTTTGGCTGACGCCGATCTGCGCACGGTCATGGCTGACCGGGCTCGGCTCAAGCTGGAGGCCGAACAGGGTCGGCTCATGCCGCGCGAGGAGCATGAACTGGCTCTGGCCGCACGAGCACAGTTCTTCCGTAATCAGGTGGACGTGTTTTGCCATCTGGCCGCGTCACGGATCCTGGCCTGCGTGGAGGGCAATGAGGCCAAGCTGCCCGATCTGATTCAGCTTCTACGCCAGGAAACGGCTGTCTGGCTCGATGCCTACGCGGAGGATAAACCATTCGTGGTTGAAGGTATGGCCAATGGCTGAACCAGCCCGGCGGCTTGAGCCTTTCACCTTTGAGTTTATGACCGGCGAGCGGGATGTGTTCCGACGCCGGCCGTTCGTTCCGCCATCCGTCTGGGCCGAGGAAAACGTCATCGTCAAGGACGGCCCCTATGCTGGTTCGCGCTGGCGCAACACCACCGCGCCCTATCTCGCGGAGATCATGGACACGTGGGCCAATCCCTACACCGAAGAGGTGGTTGTTTGCGGTTCGCCCCAATCCGGCAAGACCTCGGCCATGTATCGTTGTGTCGAGTACGCCATCGACCGCCGTCCCGGACCGCGCATGTTGGCCATGCCCGACGACCTGACCCTGGCCCGGGTATCCCAGTTCAAACTTCTGCCATCCATCAAGGCGTGCCGCCCGGCCCGGGACAAACTCGTCAAGGCCACCCTGGATACGTTCACCTTTTCCGACGGCTCGGTGATGTTCTTGTCTTCGGCCCAGTCGCAATCCCAGCGCGCCTCGGTCTCCATCCAGGATCTGTTCCTGGATGAAGAATCCCTTTACAAACTCATCTCCGGCCAGGGTGATCCGGTCACGGATTTCATCGAACGCACCACCAGTTATCACTGGATGCGCAAGATCATGCGCGCGGCCAAGCCGGTTGGCGGCGAGGATACGAGCATCTGGCAGGCACTATTGGCATGTGGTCAGATCATGGTCTATGCAGTGGTCTGCCCTGCCTGCGGCACAGAACAGTTCATGCGGTTTTCCCAGGTCAAGTTCCTGGGCTGCAAGGACACCAAGGCCATGCGCCAGGAGCGGCCAGCCCGCTACGAATGCGAGCATTGCCGTTACCATTGGTCGGACTATGCCCGGGACGAGGCCGTGCGCCGGGGAAACTGGCGTCCCGTGCGCTGGAACGAGGAGAAGCGCCTTTTTCTGCCCACGGACGCCATGCACCGGCCGCGCTCGGTCGGGTTCCACCTGCCGGCATTGATTTCGCCTTTCGTCTCCCTGTCTGAGATCGCGGCCGACTTTCTGGAGGCCAAGGAAACCCCGTCCAAGTGGCAGGGGTTCTTCAACGGCCGCCTGGCCGAACCCCATGTACGCACCTCCATCAAGACGAGCTGGGAACGTATCTTGGAAGCCAGGGTCAATCTGCCGCCACGCACGGTGCCGGCCGCTGCCGTGGCCCTGACCGCCGGCTTCGACGTGCAGAAGCGCGGCATCTGGTTCGTGGTCCGGGCCTGGGCCGACACATTGGAAAGCTGGCTGGTCGATTACGGTTTCCTGCCCGACTTCGAGCACGTACGCCAGCTCCTGTTCGAGGCGATCTATCCGGTGGAGGGCGGCGGCGAGAAAGGCATCTGGCGCGCCGGCATGGATACGGGTGGCGGCGAGACCGACGACCAGGTCTGGACCAGGACGGAAGAAATATATCAATGGGTGCGTGCCAACAGCCTGGGCAAAGTGTTCGCCTGCAAGGGGGCCTCCCATGCCCAGCTCCAGCCCGTGAAGCGCACACCCATCGACCGCCTGCCCAAGTCGGGCAAGGAAATCCCCGGCGGCCTGGTGCTCCACATCATCGACACCGACTATTTCAAGCGTCTGTTCCATGGTCGGCTGGAGCCCGACGCGGTCCAGTCGCTGCATCTGCACGCTGAAACCGCCGAGGACTATGCCAAGCAGGTATCCGCCGAGGAATTGGTCACGATCAAGGGCAAGGCGGTCTGGCGGCAGGTGCGGCCGGCCAACCACTTGCTGGACTGTGAGATGCTGGCGGCGGCCTGTGCCGCACCGGAATGGACGCCTGGGCTGCAACTCCTGGCCCGGGCAGCCCAGGCTGAAGAACAACCGTTGGCCCCGCCACGGCCCCAACCCCAACCACATCGACGGAGATGGTGATGCAGAAGAAGGCACTGACTGGAATGAAGGCCATTTGCGCTTATGTCGGGCGCTCCGAACCCACCGTCTTGGGGCTGATCCGCAACGAGGGGCTCCCGGCACGGAAAATTCGGGGAGAATGGACGTCGGATGCGGAAATGATTGACGAATGGCGCAGGCGGAAAATTGCCGGTGAAGCTGCATGAGATTCTAAGCTAAAAATCTCGTCAACCAAAAAGATGCCACGTTTACCAAAATCTAAGCCCTGTTTACCAAAATCTGCCGCAATCTAGCAAAAGTGGCTGAAAACCCGGGTTACGGTTCCGCGAAACAACGGAGGAACCGTGGCCTTCACCACCTGGACATCCCTGCGCGACAGCATGCGCGCCGATTTCGCCTCAGGAAAATGGCGCGTCAAAACCTATCAGATTGGTGACTCGCGGGTCGATTACCAGACCACCCAGGATTTTCTGGCCGGGCTGGAATTCGTCGAAGCCAAAGCCGCCGCCGAGGGCAGGACCTTCTACGGCCGCACTTATGCCAGGAATGGGGGGCGCGGCTGATGTTCGCCGCCATGGCCGACTGGCTCATCCGTCGCCGGATGCGCCGCCTGGACCTCAAGCGCCGGCAATATGCCGCCGCCCAGATCGGCAGACTCACCGGTGATTGGCTGCCAGCCAATTGGCGCGTCAACGACCTCATTGCCTCGTCCGCCCCGGTCATCCGGGCCCGCACACGACAAATGGTGCGTGACTTCGCCCCGTTTCACCGCGCCGTCAATAACATGGTCACCTTCCTTATCGGCGAGGGCATCCGCTTCCAGTCCCGGGCCATGACCCCGGACGGATCCCCGGCCAAGGGTATGCGCCAACAGATCGAGGACCGTTTTCTGTCCTGGATGGATCAGGCCGACGTGGCCGGAAAACTCCATTTCCACGAATTGCAGCAGCTCGCGGTACGCCAGGATGGTGAGACCGGCGAATACATCGCGCTCATCCGGCCGCCCAAGCGCCCAGGTCGTCATCCGTTCGCCCTGCAATTTCTCGAATCCGAGCGACTGGGCGACTGGGGTGCCCGCATCGCCCCGGGCAACAAGCTGGCCCAGGGAGTCGAATACGACCCGGATACCGGCGAGCGCGTGGCCTATCATTTCTGTGATGAAGGCTATGGCACGCCGACACGAGTGGACGCGGCCCTGGTTCTCCATGACTTCCGTACCCTTCGCCCGGGGCAACTTCGGGGCGTATCGCCTTTTGCCGCCTCCCTGCTCATCGCCCGGGACCTCAATGATTACGTCGGGGCCGAACTGGACGCGGCCATGATGGCCAGCAAATGGCTGGCTTTCGTCAAGAGTCCGGATCCCACCAGTATGCAGGCCCTGCGCCTGGATGGCAAACCTATGGCCGGGGTTTCAGACGGGAAGCCCACCGAAACCCTGGAAAACGCCATCATCGAGTACCTGCGGCCGGGCGAGGAAGTGACTTTTCAGGCCCATACCCGCCCCGGCGAGCCGTTCGAGGCCTTCAACCGCTTCGTGTTGCGCATGATCGCCATCACCGTGGACATCCCCTACGAACTGCTGTCCGGAGACTATTCCGGACTCAACTACACCACCCTGCGCGGCATCCGGAACGATTTCCGTAAGATGCTGGCACCGCAACAATCGCGCTACATCCTGCATCTCTGTCGCCCGACCCTGCGTCTGTGGATGGAAACAGAAGCCCTGGCCGACACCGGATTCCTGCCTGGCTTCTTCGCCGACCAGTCCCGCCACCTGCGCGGCGTATGGATCCCGGCCGGCCTGCCCGAGACCGACCCCCAGCGCGAAATCAAGGCCAACATCGACGCCATCAACGCCGGCCTGAAAAGTCCGCAACAAGTCATCCTGGAGCGCGGCGACGATCCCGAGACCATTCTGGACGAGCTGGCGGACTGGAAAACCATGTGCGGCGACCGGAATCTCGATTTCAGCCAGGCGGCCAAGGCCATCTCGACGGCCCTGGCCAATAATCCGGCAGCCCTGGATCCGGATACGTCCGGCGATGCCGACCGCAAGGCAAGGAGCATCCAATGAGCATGTTGCAGACCCGAAGCGAAACTGGGGGCATGCGCTCCCGATCCCTGGCCATCCGGTTCGACGCCGGCGGCAAGCCGGCCAGCATCAACGAGGCCGAACGCTCGGTCGAAGTGGTGGGGGCAACGGAAACGCCGGTCGCCACCTACGACTGGGACCTGGGCCAGATGGTGGACGAGATCCTGCTCATGTCCGGTTGCCGCATGCCGACCACGGGCCAGATGGTGCTGCTCGACACCCACTCCCGTTTCGACACGGCCAGCGTCATCGGCAGCTATCGCGGATTGCGCATCGATGGCGGCCAGCTCCTGGGCCGGGCCGTGTTCACCAGCCAGCCCGAGGGCGAAGGGCCGTTCGTCAAACTCCGCGAGGGACATCTGACCGATTTCTCCATCGGTTACCGGGTCAATGCCTACACCCGGGTCGAGGCAGGTAAAACGGCCGTTGTCGAGGGACGCAACATCACCGGTCCGGCTCTGGTGGCCACGGACTGGGAACCCAAGGAACTTTCGATCTGCCCCATCGGGGCCGATCCAAACGCCAAGGCCCGTAGGGCCAGGAGGGAACAAGGAATGGACAAGCGGTTGCGTGAATTCCTGGAGGCTCGCGGCCTCCCGAAAGACGCCACCGAGGACCAGGCCTGGGCGTTCATGCAGACGCTTGAGACCAGATCCGAGGGGCAAGATGGAAAACAGGAGGCGGCCGAATCTCCCGACGGGCAGCGCCAGACGCAGGTCACCCCCCCCAGAACCGATGGCCAGGACGAACGCGCTGATGCCGTGCGCATCGAACGGGAGCGGGTCCAGGAAATCCTGGGCATGGGGCGGCGCTTCGATTGCGCCGATTTGGCCGACAAACTCATCAAGGATGCGGTCACTGTGGATCAGGCCCGGGCGGCCGTGCTGGACCATTTGGTCGGCAAGCGAGGGGCGGGGCTGCCCGGATTTGCTCCCTCTCTGGATGTGACCATGGACGAGAGGGAGAAGTTCCGGGCCGCCATGGGCGACGGCCTGAAACTCCGGGCCGGGCTCAAGGTGGAAAAGCCGGCCGCCGGAGCCCAGGAACTGCGCGGGTTCACCCTGCGCGAAACCGGCCGGGAATGCCTGCGCCGGGCCGGCCAGCCCATCCCGGCCAACCCCATGGAGATGATCGGACGGGCCTTGACCACGTCGGATCTCCCCGTGCTGCTCGGCAATGTGGCCAACCTTTCCCTGATGGAAGGCTATGCCGCCCAGGCCGAGACCTATCTCGTCTGGGTGGACGATTCCGGGCAGGTCTCGGACTTCAAGATCCACACTATGGCCCGGGCCGGTGAAGCCGATGACCTGGAGGAAATCCCCGAGTCCGGAGAATATACTTACGGCGCCCAGGACGAGACCAAGGAAACCTACCAGATCGCAACTTATGGCAAGATGTTCGCCATATCACGCCAGGCCATCATCAATGACAACCTGGGCGTGCTGACCGATATCCCTCGCCAACACGGCGAAGCCGCCGCCAGAAAAATCGGCGACATCGCCTATGCCGTGCTTATCGCCAACGGCGCCATGGGCGATGGCAAGGCCCTGTTCCATGCTGCCCATTCCAACCTGCTGGGCGCGGCCGCCCTGTCCATGGCCTCCCTGGGTGCGGCCGAGACAGCCATGCAGATGCAAAAGGATATCCGGGGTCTGCGCCGGCTCAATATCCAGCCGCAGTTCGTTCTGGCCCCGGTCAGCAAGAAGACGTTGTTCGAGCAGTTTTTCTTTACCCAGCTCATCGGCGGCGCGGCCAATCAGCCGAACCTGACCAATCCCTATTACGGTGCCAAGTTCACCCGTGTTTATGAACCGCGCCTGGACGATGATTCGGTGACGGCCTGGTATCTGGCCGGCCCCAAGGGGAAGACCGTGAAGCTCTTCTTCCTCAACGGTGTGCGCGACCCCTACCTGGAGACCAGACAAGGCTGGAACGTGGACGGCGTCGAGTACAAGGTCCGTCTGGATTGCGGTGCGAAGGCGCTGGATTGGCGGGGCCTGGTGAAAAACCCCGGCGCGTAAGACGCGCCGGCATGAGGATCTGACGTTATGAATAATCATATCGAAAAGGGACAAAAGCTGCGTTTTACCGCGATGATCGGGGTTATTGCCGGTGCTCCGGTTGTGGTCGGTTCGCGGCTTGGGGTGGCCGATAGCAATATCGGTACCGGTGAATCCGGCGTGCTTACCATGGAAGGGGTTTTCTCCCTGCCCAAGGCGTCCGGGGCCATTACGCAAGGGGTCGACTGCTATTTCGATATCGACGGAACACCGGTCGGTGGCGCGTCGAACGCCGGTGCCATCACGACCACGTCCAGCGGCAACGTCGCTGCTGGCTATGCCTTTGCTGCCGCCGGCGACACGGACACGCACGTCAAGGTGAAGCTGCGCGGCTAGAACACTGCGATTGACGTCCGGGCCGCCCCATCCGGCGGCCCGGACCATGGAGATCAGTCATGGCAACACCGATCCCGTACACGCCCGAGCTGCGCGTCGCATACGAACGTCTGGCCGCCGACGCCGCCATCCGTCCCGCGTTCCGGGCGGACGTCGCCTCCATGGCCAAGCGCATCGTCGCGGCCTGGCCCCGTTACGAGGCCGTGGCCGAGGACGTCGGCGCGCCGGCGCATCTGGTGGCTCTCGTCCACGCCATGGAATGCGGCTTGCGGTTCGACCGCCACCTGCACAACGGCGATCCGCTGACCTCCAGGACGGTCCACGTGCCGGCCGGCCGTCCGGTCGACGGCACCCCGCCCTTCACCTGGGAGGAAAGCGCCGCCGACGCCTTGAGAGCGCATGGCGTGGACCGCTGGACCGACTGGAGCCTGGGCGGCCTTTGCTATGCGCTCGAACGCTACAACGGCTTCGGCTACCGCCGCTACCACCCCGAGGTGCCCACGCCCTATCTCTGGTCCGGCACCACTGCCTACACCGCCGGCAAATATACGTCGGACGGCCATTTCGACTCGACGGCCGTCAGCAAACAATGCGGCGCCATGGCCTTGCTGCGCGGACTGGCCGACGCCGGCAAGCCCTTCCCGGAATCCCCGGAAGGGGGCGCGTCGTGACCATCGAGGAAGCCAAAACGTCCGGCCGCTGCCAGGGCTGCATTTTCCGGCTGATCGGCACCGGCGAGACACGCTGTATGGGCGTGGATCTGGCCGAAACCGAATGCCCGGGGCGATGCCCGAGTGAAAAGCGCCAGGGAGGAGACAGACCATGTTCGGCATAGACGACGCCATCGGGGCCGGCCTCGGCGTGATCGGCAAGATCATCGACCGGGTCATCCCGGACAAGGAAGCCCAGGACAAGGCCAAGCTGGCCCTGCTCGAAATGCAGCAGAAGGGCGAACTGGCCCAGCTCGACGCCGCGCTGAAGTCCGACCTCGGCCAGATGGACATCAACAAGCAGGAGGCGGCGTCCTCCTCGCTGTTCGTGGCCGGCTGGCGGCCCATGGTCGGCTGGGTCTGCGCCGGCTCTCTCGCCTATTCGTTCATCCTGCTGCCCATGCTGCGGGCCATTCTGGCCGCCTGGAAGCCCGGCCTCACCATCCCGTCCATCGACATGTCCGACTTGTGGCCGCTCATGATGGGCATGCTCGGCCTGGGCGGCATGCGGAGCTGGGAAAAGGCCAAGGGAGTGTCCAGGTAATGGCCTCCGACGAGGACCTCAAAAAGCTCGTCGTCGCGGCCGTCCAGGAAGCCCTGGTCGGGCAGCATGCCGGCGGTTGCCGCGACTGCTGCCGCACCTGCGAACTGGAGCCGGGCATGCACCGGGATGACCACAAGTTCATCTACGCCCTGCGCCAGACCCTGACCGACGGCCGCAAGACCATGCTGGCCACGTTTTTCAAGGCGCTGGCCTGGATCATCCTGGTCGGCATAGGGCTCTGGGTGGCGACCAAGGCAAAGGGGGCCTGAATGCACGACATCGAAGCCCAAGTGCGCCGCCTGCAGCGGCTTTTCCGAAACTTGGCCTGGATCGTGGCCGTCGGTGCCCTGTTCGACGGCTGGGAAATCGTCCGATTGGTCCGCGTCGTGCGCGCCTGGTGGGGCCAACCATGACCCTGCGCGACGACTTCGCCGCCGACATCCTGGACGGATTCCGCGACCTGGCCGAACCGGCCGTCTACCGGCCCAGGTCCGGCGCGGCGGTCGCAACCTTCGCCCTGCTCGAGGACCGCCGGCTGGCCGCCGGCTCCCGGGCCCGGCTCGAGACCGCCACGCTGGTGGTTTCCCAGTTCGACGTCCCCGCGCCCGCCATTGACGACTGTTTCGAGGTATCCGGCATCGTCTGGCAGTACCGCCAGAACAAGGACGCCCCGGCCGAACGCGAGGACGCCTGGCCGTTCTGGCGGCTGGCCTGCCGCCGCACCGACACCTTGTCCCTGACCGGAGGCCGCTCGTGAGCACGAATGCGGCGCCGACCGGCGGCCTCGGCATGACCTTCGCCCTGTCCGAGTCGCCCATCCTGTCGGAACTGCTCACCAGCAGCGACCCTGTTGTCCGTCGCGTGTCGCTCAAGGCCCTCAAATCCACGGGCTGGATGGTGCAACAGAATTGGCGTCAATATTTCAAGGATCCCGGCTGGGCTCCGGTCTCCAAGCTGACAAAGTCCCTCGATACCCGGGCCGGCCTCAAATTTTTGCGCCAGTTCGTCCGCTACAAGGCGTTCCCGGACAACATGGCCGTGGCCATCGGTTTCGGCAAGGGCAAGTCCGTCAAGAAAAAGTCCGGGGCATCCTATACGGGCCTGGGCCGCTACGGCCTGGCCGCCGGCAGCCTGCTCGGGGCCGACGCCGAGATCATGGCCATCGCCGAAAAGGCGGAATACGGCTGGCATGGCCCGGTCACCGAGCGCATGCGCCATTACGTGGCCGCCGCGACCAGGGCCCGGTCCAAGGCCAAGCATCCGGTGGTCGGCCGCAACTACGTCGCCTTTTCCAAGAGCAAGACCAGTATCGACGTGCCGGCCCGGTCCGTGTCCCGGGTCTACTTCGACCGCATCAAGTCGAAGATAAGCGACTATTATCTCATTAAATTTTCCATGAACTGGAAAAAAATCGGGGCGGCGGCATGAGGACCTCGGAACTGCGGGAACGGATGCGGCAGGCCCTGACCAGGGACGATGCCCTGGCCGCCTGGAGCCTGCGCCATTTCAATCGGACGGTGACGCTGCTCGACGTCTACGATCCGCACGATCCTCCGTCCGACGACGCCTGTCCGTTCGTCTCTTTCGAGCTGCTGTCCCACGTCCGGGGCAACGGCACCGCCCGGAAGTCCTGGACGTTTTTGGTCGTCGTTGAGGTGCGCCTGCCCGAGGGCGTGCCCGGCGAGGATCTGGCCGCCGATCTGCGCGAGCTGGCCGAGGACTGCCTGCTCCGCCCGGGGCTGGGCAAGGTGGAGACTGGGGAGGACGTGCACGAGGTCCACGAAGGCACGTTTTGGCAAAACATTTCGACCGTCAGCATCACGCGCTAGCGCGAAGGAGGCATTATGTCTGGTATTTTGTGCTCCGGCAAGCTCTACATCGACCGCACCGACACCAGCGGCAACAAGACCGGGCTGGTCTCCGTGGGCAACGCCACCCAGTTTCAGATCACCGAGTCGTCCAGCACCAAGACCCGCACGTCCCGCATGAACGACGACTACGGCCAGGTGCTGGATACCGTGGCCATCAAGGGCGACTCCAAGCTTGCCGTCACCATGGACGAGCTGGACCGGGCCAACCTGGCCCTGATCTTCCTCGGCCTCGACGTGGACGCCATCCAGGCGGCCGCCGCTTCCCAGACCAAGGAATTCGACCTCGGAAGCGTGAAGCGGAACGTCTATTACGAGCTGGGCCACACCAACGTCACGGTCAGCAACGTCGCCATCGGCGGCTCGTCCATGGCGGACGGCACCTTCGAAGCCGATGCCTCCGGCGGTCTCGTCATGTTCACCGATAGCGCCCCGGCCTCCGGCACCGTCACGGTGACCTTCTCGGCCGCCAAAATGGCCGGCTACAAGGTCAAGGGCGGCGCCCGGCCGACCATCAAGGCCCGCCTGCTCCTGATCGGCAAGAATCTGGCCGACGAGACCAACGTCCAGGTGGACGTCAAGGAAGCCGTGCTGACCCCGAAGTCCGGACTGGATTTCCTCTCCTCCGACTTCGCCACGGCCCAGCTGGAGGGCACGCTCAACAAGCCGGCCGGCGAGGATGCCCCCTACTACGTCACCGTGCTGGATGAGGCGGCCTAAGCCATGCTGCGCGCACAAAAAACCATTCGTATCGGCGGCGAGGACGGTCAGGACGTGACCGTCCTCGAGGTGAATGTGGAGCAGCTCGGCGACGCCATGACGTTGCTGTCCCAGGTCTCCGGCGGAGGCGGCCAGGATCTGCCCGCCCTGGCCGGGGCGGTGCTGGCCGCCAAGGACGGGCCGGCCCTGCGGTTGCTGCATGGCCTGTCGTCGCTGGGCCAGGATATCGACGCCGTGGGCGGCTGTTCCCTGGTGGATATCGGCGAAGCCTGGGTGGAGGTGAACCAGCCTTTTTTCGACCGCCTCCGGGAGATCGGCCAAAAGCTGGCGAAAAAGGCGCAACCCGATCCCCTCGACGAAGTGAAACCCCAGGCCGCCTAGACGCCATCGCCCGGGCCGTGGACCGCCTCCTGTCCCGGGGGCATGGCCCGGCGGTCTACGGCTACGGCTGGACCTGGTTCGTCCGCTGCCTGCGGGCGGCCGACGCGGCGGCCAGGATCGAGGCGCGGCACCATCGGCTGGAACGGGCCGAAAGAATGATCGACATGCGGCTGGCCATGCACGGGGAAAAGGACGTGTTTGAACGTCATTTTGATGCGCTTGTGAAGGACTGACATGGAATCCCTGAACGGCCTCGACATCCTCATCAACGCCAAGGACAACGCCACCCAGGTGTTGCAGTCCATCCAGTCCAACATCAATACTCTTGGCGCGGAAGGTTCCTCCCAGCTTTCCAGGATCAACGAGGCCGCCGAGGGGGTTCGTACCCGCCTGACCGGCATGTACGCGGCCGTGACGGCCCTGGTGGCCGGCTTCGTCGGCGGCAAGCTGGTCCAAGTGCCGGCCCAGTTCGAGAGTATCAACGCCCAGCTGACCACGGTGACCAAGTCCAGCGCACTGGCCCAGGAAGCCACCAAATGGGTCACCGACTTTGCCGCCAAGACGCCCTACGAGCTGGACCAGGTCTCCCGGGCCTATGCCAAGCTCCTGTCCTACGGCTTCGACCCGAAGACGCTCCTGGAGCCCATCGGCAACGCCGCCTCCGGCATGCAGAAGACCCTGGACGAGGCGGTCGAGGCCTTTGCCGACGCCACCCGCGGCGAATACGAGCGTCTGAAGGAATTCGGCATCAACGCCGAGGTCTCGGGCAATCAGGTGACCCTGTCCTGGATGCAGAACGGGCAGCAGATGGAGAAGACGGTCACCAAGAACGCCGAGAATATCGGCAAGGCCCTGACCGGTGTCTGGACCGACATGTTCAAGGGCGGCATGGAATCCCAGATGTCGACCTGGACCGGCCGCGTTTCCAATCTGATGGACGCCGCCACGCGTGGTATCCAGAAATTCATGGCCGGCGGCCTGTTCGATGCCCTCAAGGAAAAGGTTGCCACCATCACCGATGCCGTCGAGGAGCTGGAACAATCCGGCAGCCTGGAGGAATGGGGCAGGACCACGGCCGCCGGCTTTACTGCGGTCTGGGACTCCGGCAAGCGGCTGGTCGGATGGATCACCGTTTTCGTGAGCCGCTACGGTGATCTCCTGAAAGCCCTGGCGACAGAAGCGGCCTTTCTCGTGGCCATTGCGGCTTTCGGCTCGCTGATCAAGTCCATAGCCGCGGCAGCCGAGATCCTCCACGTCTTCAAGACGGCCTCGGCCGCCGCCGAGGCCGGACTGGTCGCCACTACAGGTGCCATGTTGAAGGGCGTGTCCGGTTGGGTGACGCTCCTTATGTTGTTGCCGGACGCCATCGCCGGCTACAAGAACGCGGCCCTGGCCCTGAACGAGTGGCTCAACCCCCTGTCCAAGACGAACCAGGCCAACAAGCAGGCTGCCGCCTATCAGCAGACGGCCACCGAGAACAACAAGAGGGCCGACGCGGCCATCAAGCAGTACGCGGCCAGTCTGGGGTATACCGTCAACACCATGGAGGAATGGCGCAAGGGCCTGTCCGACGGCACCATCAAGCTCAAGGACCACGCCGGCAATGTCGCCCTGACCGCCGAGGAGTACAAGAAGGTCCAGGAGGCCCTGAAAAAGGCCCAGGCCGCCGGCACGGCCTACATCGCCCAGGTGACCGACCGCTACGACCAGCAGGCCAACGAGGCCAGGAAGCTGGCCGAGACCGAAGGTGCGGCCGCCGCCAACGGCCTGGCCGCCCAGCGCGACAAGTACAAGTCCGTGCTGGCCGTGGCCCAGGCCGTAGCCGACCAGCAGATCAAGTGCATAGAATCCGTAGCCGGTACCGAACAGCAGAAGGCCGCCGTGCGGGCCCAGGTGGAAAAGGATCTCCAGGCATCCAAAAAAACGGCGTTGACCGACTGGCTGGCCGCCCTCAAGACCGGCCTGGACGAGGCGCTCTCCCAGGAGAAGCGCTACGCCCAGGAATCCGAGAACGCCACCAAGACCACCGAAGAGAAGATCCGGGCCCTCAAGCGCCAGACCATGGACGCCTCCACCGCCTATTACGACCAGGTGGCCGAGGCCAACGAGAAGCTGGCCAAGGCCCAGCAGGCCGCCGCCACGGGCACGGCCGAAGGCCTGGACAAGGCCATGCAGTATGCCAAGGAGGCGCAAAACGCCTTCGTGGCCTCGTCCACGGCCGGCAAGGATTCGGTGGACAGCTATCAGGCCGTGCAGACCGCCGTCCGGGGCGTGGCCGAGGCGGGCAAGGTCTGGGAAGAGGCGGCCGACTCCGGCAAGACCGCCTGGGCCGACACCGTCCAGGCCTTCAAGGACCAGATCGCCGACGCCAAGGCCAAACTCGACGAGCTGAAGAACAACCCTGTCGGCGTGAACCTCACCTGCGACACCACGGCCGTGGACCAGGCCCTGGATGCGCTGCGCTCCACCAAGACCACGTCAAAGCACACCGTCGATCCGAATACCACCGATGCGCTTTCGGCCATTGCCGAACTGAAAAAGCCCACCTCCAGCACCCATACCGTCTACATCCAGGAGGTCACGCAAAAAGCTTCCGGCGGCCCGGTCGGCGACGTGCCGGTCATGGCCATGCCGGGCGAGGTGGTGGTCGAACCCGAGCGGGCCGGCCGGTTTGCCCCCCTGCTCCACGCCATCAACAGCCTGCGCCTGCCCGTGGACGCCATCCTGCATCGGGCGTCCGGCGGCGACGTGTTCCGGCCCTTCGCCTCGGGGCTCATCCCCGGTTCCGGCGACGAGGATTCCGAGCCGCTCCTTCTCAAGCAAGGCGCGTTCGTGGTGCGCAAGGCGGCCGTGCAGCGCTACGGTGCCGACCTTATCAATGCCCTGGGCAGGTCCGTGGCCGTGCCGCATTTCGCCACCGGTGGCCTGGTGCTGCCCGACTGGCTGCGCCGTCTCCAGGCGACATTTGCCCCGGCTCCGGCCGCATCGTCCGTGACGCCGGAAGGGGAAACGCCGCCCCCGGTGATGGTCGCTCCGGCGGCCGCATCTCCGGTCCTGTCCTCGCCGCTGCCCGCCCGCCGGCCCCTGTCCGTCAAGGGGACGTCCGCGCTCGGACGCCTCAACGCCCTGCGCGGCCAGGGGCTCACCGCCTTCGCCTCGGGCGGCAGCCTGGACGAGACCCTGGCCGACATCGCCCTGGAGCGCAAACGCACCCAGGAGGACTACGACGAGTCCATCGCCGACGCCCAGGCCGACCATAACGACAGCCTGTCCGCTCTCCTTGCGCAGGAGCAGTCCGACCTGGATGACATCGCCCAGACCCTGGCCGACGCCCTGGCCGACCTGCAAAAGACCTGGTCCGAGGCGCAAAAGACCTACGCGTCCGATATGGCCGATGCCAAAGCGGCCCTGTCCAAGGCCGGGCAAGCCTATGACAGTTGGAAATATAACGCAGACATATCGTATTCTGCGACGAATAATGAAGGGAGCACGGTCCTCTATTCGCAAGATCAGATTGATAAGGGCTATAAGACAAACAATGGATATATCAACCAGGCAAATGGTGGCTTTATCGGTAATCCGACCGAGTCTCTCCAGCATTTCGCCAACGGCGGCGTTACCCGGTGGTACAAGTGGAAATATTCGAGTTCCTACGGCCTGCCGGCCAAGACCTACAACATCAAGTTTCAGGATTATTCCGCGTCTGCAAAAGAAACTGAGGCCGAATTGTTGCAAGCTATCCGGGATGCGAACGATAAAAAGGACGAGGTCCAGCAGACCTATAACGAGGCCCAGGAGACCTACTACACCGGCGTAGCCGAGGCCAAGGAGACGTTCCAGGACGATACGTCCGAGACCAAGTCCCAGGCCGAGGAGGACACGGCCGACCTGGACGCCGATCTGGCGGACAAGCTGTCCGACCTGAAAAAAAGCTACGACCGGACCATGGAGGACTTGGACATCAAGGAGACCCGGGCCCGGGCCGATGCCGAGGAGACGGGCGACTATTCCATTACCGGTTTTTCCCAATGGTTGCGCGAGGGCGGCCCGGTGGCGGCCCTGCACCGGGTGCAGCGGCTGGCCGAGGGCGGTCTGGCCCGGCTTTTCGGCCGGCTGCCCCGCTTCGCCGGGGGCGGCGCGGTGCCCCTGGTCGAGGGGGCCGAACGCGGCGTGGATTCCGTCATCGCCGCCCTGACTCCCGGCGAAGGCGTCATCAACCTCAAGGCCATGGGCCGGATCATCTCCGAGCGCGCCCTTTCGGCTCTCAACAACCTGGATCTGGACGGCTTCCTGGGTGAGTTGCCCCGCTTCGCCGGGGGCGGCGTGGTCGGAAGCCGGGCGGCCGCCTCCGGCATTTCGCCTTCCGGCGCGGCCGCTGCCGACGGCTACACCGCCACCTTGAACCTCAATCTCGCCGGCAGAAGCTTCGAGACCAGGACCACCAGGGACACGGCGGCGGCCCTGGCCCGAGAGTTGCGCCGCCAGGGAGCGAACATCAAATGAGCATCATCCTGGCCGGCTTGCCTCTGCCCGATGGCTGTCTGTGGGCCAACGAATTCGATGCCGCTCCGGTGGCGGCCACGGTCGGTCGCACGGTCACCGGCCGACGCATCGTGCGCGAGACGGCCCTTGTCGCCGGCCGTCCCATCGACCTGGGCGGCGATGCCGCCTGGATCACCCGGGCCTACGTCCTGACGCTCGCCGGCTGGGCCGGCACGGTCGGCTGGACCGGCCGGCTCACCCTGCACGACGGCCGGACGTTCACGGTCCGCTTCCGCACCCAGGAGGAAAAGGCCGTCGAGGTGGCCGCCGTGCAGGACCTGGCCGACCCCGGTGACGACGCCCTTTACCAGTTGACCGCCGTGCGGCTGGAGACGGTGTCATGAGCAAACAGACGCTGCTCGTCGCCTGCGGCGCGGATACATCATTTCCCTTCGCCAAGATGGAGGTGCCGGACCAGACCGTCAACGCGGGCGAGGCCATGACGCTTCGCGCCTGGGCCACGGCTCCCGAACTGCTGCGGGACTATGTGCTGGCATCCGGAGCGACCTCGCTGGGTCCGGGCACGCCGGGCGTCTGGGGCGGCCAGACCACATGCCACTATTTCGACTTCGCCGGCGACAACGCCGCCCAGCAGTTCGACTGGCCCATCATGGATATCAGGCAGGTGCTGGCCTATTCGCCGGTCTACACCGTGTCCGATTCCGGTGCCGTGTCCGTGCTGGCCCCGGCCGGCCAGAACGTCACCGCCGCCTTCCTGCGGCGCGGCGGCTGCGGCATCGTGCCGGTGCAGGGACTGGGTGCGCTCTACGGCACCATCCTGGCCACAGCCGACCGGGCGCCCTACTGCCGGGAATGGTCCTGGACCGCCCCGTCCTCGCCCACCGGCGCGCAATGGTTCTGGCTCTACAAATCGGGAACGTTGCAGCACAAGTTTTCGCTCAAGATGAGCGACGAGCCGGACGACGCCAGCGTCTGCTACGTGGACGTCCGGATCCTGGTCATCGACCGCAAGACCGCCGGCGCCGTGGCCAGCGCGGCCGTCTATCTCAACGACCAGTATATGGGCTCCACGGACCAGACCTACGGCGTCCTCAAGCTGTTCCGCATCCTGTCCGGCACCTACGCCGTCAGGATTGTCGCTCCTGGTTTCGCCGTCAGCTCCGCCGACAAATACACGGACAACGATGCGATCACCATCGCGCCGTCCGGCGAGGACGTGCGTGTCAAGGTCGGAGGCTACGTATGAGCGCCTCGGCCGTGACCGTGCTCCTCAACTATTCGGCCGACGGCCTGCGCAAGCTCGACGTGCCGTCCCAGACCGTCAACCCCGGCGAGACGGTCAAAATCTATCTCTGGGCGAAAACGCGCGCCGACCTGGACGACTACGATTTGCGCCAGGGTCCGGACACCCTGGGGCGGGGCGTCCTGCGCCAATATCCCGGCCAGATCGAGGAGCAGTATTTCGAGCTGGCCGGCGACGGGGCGTTGCAGGACTTCGACTGGCCGGTCGTTTCGCTGGCATCGGTCACCGCCTACGGCAACCTCTATGCGGACATCGACGGCGCGGTCTCCCTGGTGGCGCTGCCCGGCGAGGACGTGACGCGCCTTTTCAAGCTGTCCGGCAACAGCCTGGCCCGCAACGTCGAAGCCGATGCGCCCACGCTCTTCGGCACGGTCCGGGCCCGGGCCAACCGCTCGCCCTGGTGCCTGGAATGGGCCTGGACCGTCCCCGGCGGCGGCATCACCGTGGCCGACAACTACGATTTCGGCCGCACGCCGCTGCTGTATTTCGACGCGTCCGTCATCACCGCCGGCGAAGGGCAGGTCCTGACCAGCCTGGCCGACAGGGTCGGCAACCTGATTACGCTGTCAGGGTCGTTGCGGAATTGGTTCGTCCCTGGAGATACAGAGGAAGAAAGCTATGAACCATGGATATATAATGGAGAATACAGCATTTGGCATTCCTTTGGCGGGAAAGGGAACACCGCATGGTCGGGCGTTATCCCCAATGATGCCTTACTTCAATATTGTTGTGATTCTTTTTTTTATAAGACATCTGAAGGAAAACATTCTATTCGTCTTTCTGCATCGGTCATAAAGCGTAAAAGTTGGGGGCTCCTATGGATTGGATATAGTCCGTATATGGCGTGTAAAGCGGTCTATTCAAGTTGTCTGACAAAAACTCTATTCGTAATCGCATCAGGATGTAAATCCTATGCCATTGGGAAAACCGTCAATGGAGAGAGTTTTAGACCGGTTGGATATAGCCAACGGGAAGAGATTTCGATGGTCCTCGGCGGGGATTCCGCAGATCGCGAAACGGACGGTTCCAATCTTGGAGCGATAGGAAGCGGAGAAACCGAAGTATCGTTGACGCTGAAGGCGATTGGGGGATCCACTTATTCGTCTTTTTTGCAGAAAGAGTATACAAGCGATTTGTACTGGGTAGCGATAGATAATACAGGTTATAGTAGCAACAATTTTGCTGTTATTGGAAAATATCCAGCCGCCATACCGAAGTTGATAACTGTCGAACTTAATGCAAATACAAACGTCTATAATATATATCAAAATGGAATATTAGTTGAGACGTTGCCGTGTGTTGAAGATATGGGAAAATTCGCTATATTCCCTTTATCTGTCCTCCGTTTTTCCGCAGCCGTCGACCATTACAATAACACCTACGACACCATGGGCGTCCGTTACCAGACGCACCAGGACATTTTCACCGCCCTGCTCTTTGACGGTCTGTTCGACACGGCCAAGCGGCAGGCCATCGAGGCCTACCTGATGGCCAAATGGGGGATCGCGGCATGACGTCCAGCAGCGACAGCGAAGAGACCAAGGACATCGGCTACAGATTCTTCCTTTACAGGCAAGGCACTCTGCAGAATGCGTTCGCCATTTCCCTGGACGTGCCGGCAGCCGACGCCAACCCCTGCGCCTGGGACCCGCTGGACCTGGACGCCCTGTTCGATGGGTCCCTGGGCCTGGCCTGCTGCCTCCGGTCCTGTGCCCTGGCCACGGATCTGGCCACCGGCGACGAGGTCACGTCCTGGCCGGACGAATCCGGGTCCGGCACCGACATGACCGACGTGTCGTCCACGCCGGTGCCGGTGTTCGACGGGTCGTCCGTGGTTTTCAACCGCGACGCCGCCACCCTCCAGTGCCAGGACGCCTACACCTTCCACGCCGACGAGTGGACCTGGTTTTTGACCCTCCACCTGTCGGACCTGTCCGAGCCGTCCGCCCTGGACCGGCTCATCCTGCGGGTGTTTTCCGTCACGGCCACGTTTTCGCCGCGCACGGACCGGACGCTCGGCGTCTCCTGGTCGGACTACCGGGACGAGGAGGTCGCCGCCAGCCTGTCCGGCGTCTTCTCCGAGGCCGAAACCGGCGGGGCGATCACGGACTGGCTGTCGCGCGTCATCCTGTGCGTCCGGGCCCGGGTCGTCGATGACTCCTGGACCAGCTCGCTGCGCCTTAACGGCCAGACCGTGCGGGCCGGCGGCATCAATCCCTACAGCGATGCCCGGCGCACGGTGTCCCTGGCCTGGGAGCCGGCCGCATCCGGCCACGTCATGACTCTTCGGCACGTCCTCGGCTTTGATCGGTATCTGGACGATGCCGCATGCGCGTCCGTCGAAACCATCCTCAAAAAATACGCCTGAGGAGGCTGTATGAGCATCACCGCTTCGGAACTCGTCATCCGCTACAGCGCCAACCGCACCGCCACGTCGGCCAACGGCGGCCGTATGAGCACGGTCGCGTTGACCTCCGGGGCCAAGCAGAATTTCTTCCCGGACTGGACCGCCGCGCAAATGGCTTCCGGCGCCACCCGCTACCGGAAATTCTTCGTCCACAACACCAACGCCGAAAACTTGGCCCTGACCGACGCCATGCTGCACCTGCTGGCCCCCACCCCGGCCGGGGACCGCATCACCATGTTCGGCGGCACGGCCGGCGACACCCAGGCCGACATCGGATCTCCCACGGAATACGGCGCGGCGGCGCTGCAATCCGCCGTTTCCGCCGGGGCAACCTCCCTGACGGTCACCCTGGAAGACGATGCCATGGCCATCTTCCGGACCGGCGACCAGATCTTCGTCACGGACGGCACGAACAGCGAGTACCACGACGCCGTGACCGTGGCGCAAAACGGTTCCCTGGTCGCCATCTCCCTGGCCCCCGGGGATATGCTTACCTACGCCTATACCTCCGGCGCCGTGGTCGCCTCGGTGCTGCCGCTTGGCACCATCGTGGCCGCCATCGCCACCGTAAACAAAGTGACCGGCTCGGGCGGCCTGGACGCCACCGCGATCACCGCCGACAACCAGGGCAGCATCTCCCAGACCGTCACCCTGACCATGACCTCGACCACCACCTTTTCGGCCGTGTCCGACGTCCTGGGCAGCCTGGGCACGGGCTCCATCGGCAGCGATTTCGCGCCGGTCAACAGCGATTACACGCGCCCATACCTGACCGTGCCGGCGACGGCCTGGTCCGGCACCTGGGCGGCCGGCGAGACCGCGACCATCCCGGTCACCCAGGCGGCACCCGCCTTCTGGCTCAAGAATGTCGTCCCGGCCGGCGCGGCGGCCTACGGCAACGACGCCTTCACCCTGCGCGTGGTCGGCGGCAGCGCCTAAGGAGCGGATCATGGGCAAGAGCCTGACCCTCTACAGCCACCTGGCCACCTGCCTGGGCCAGGGATTGATCGATTGGCCGGTCGACGCGCTGCGCCTGGCCCTGGTGGACAGCGGCTATGCGTTTTCGGCCGGGCATACCGTCTGGGCCGACGCCTCGGCCCACGAAATCACCGGCGCGGGCTATGCGGCCGGCGGCGCGGTGGTGTCCGGCGCCAGCATCACCCGGTCTGGCGCGGTGACCTCCTTCGACGCGGCGGACGTGCCGTTTGCCGGCCTGTCCGCCACCTTCCGGCGCGGCATCGTCTACAAACTGGGGACCGTCGGCGGGCTGGTCAATCCGCTCATCGCCGCCATCCTGTTCGACGATACGCCGGCCGACGTCACGGCGGTCGGCGGCTTCCCGGTCGTCTGGAGCCCGGCGGGCGTGTTCAAAATCAGCGAGGGGTAATCCATGAGCATCGAAAAATCGTCCGTCACGTTGCAGGCCGCCGCGACCAACGCGGCCGCAGCCACCACCACCGGCAGCGCCGTGGACCTGACCGGGGCCCTGGGCCTGTCCGGCACGGCCCGCATCACCAACGGAGCCACCGGCCCGACCGTGGGCTGCACGTTTTCCATCGAGGTCAGCGGCGACGGAACGACCTGGCGTCCCTGGTGCAGCCTGACGGCCGGCACCACGGCATCGACGAGCTACGATTTCCAGTGGAGCCTTCCGGCCGAGATCCTTTACGCCCGCGCCGTATTCGCGGGCAACACCGGCCAGGATGTGACCGTCGAATGCCTGGGCCACAAGCTGGCGGACGCGTAAATGCGCCTCCCCCTGCTCGTCCCCTGGCGGCAGCATCCGCCGCTCGGCACGCCCATCGACTGGAGCCATCCCCTGGCCCAGGGATTGGTGGCGTTTATCGATGCCCGAGGGGACCACATATCTGGTAACCCGTTCGTCGCGGGTTCGTCTGCGGATTATCCGCTTGCCGATGGGCGGTTTGCCTGCTCCTATTATGCCACGGTGGGCCTTCTGCCACAGCTCGCACGTATCGGCACGGCCTTTACCCTCGTCAGTTTCTGTGCCGCGACTGGCGCGCAAAGCTGGGGCAAGTTCTTTTCGATCCCCTTTCGCGATGATTCGAGCTGGTACTCGCCCTGTGTCGGTATTTGCTTTGGGCAATATTCCACCACTGGCGACTTGAGTTTCGACCTGGGCGATTCCGCAGCGTCCATGACCGGCGCCCATTGCCCGAGCTGCCAGATTTCCACCGACGGCACACCAGCATGCTATGCCCTCAGCAAGACGGCCGACGGCATATTTTTTTATAAAAACGGATCCGTTTTCGACGATTATTCGTTCCATTATGGTTCTTCGCTGGATGTCGCGCCGTATTTCGGCAATGGCGCGGCCCTGGCCCTGGGCTGCCGCTCCGTCAAGACCACCGGCGAAGGCATCGCCGGCATCTATGGCCCCCAACTTATCTATGCCCGTGCCCTGTCCCTGGAGGGACTGCAATCCCTCGATGCCAATCCCTACCAGATGTTCCAGCCGACGCGGCGTTTCTGGGCGCTTTACGACTCCATTCCCTGCGGCCGGCTCTCCCTGTCCGGCCTGGCTCCGGACTTCCGCCGGGCCGTGGTCGCCGATTTTTCCGGTGCGTATGACCTCGCCGTCATCCGCACGGTGTCCGGTGCCTACAGCCTGCCGGTGCTGCGCGACGTGTCCGGGCTGTTCCTGACCCCGGGCTACGGCCGCGACATTAGCGGCGTCCATGCGCTGCCCGGGCGATGCACCACCAATTTCCCCGGCGGCCATGCCCTGCCGCTTGGGGTCGCCCGGGATCTGGCAGGCCGGCATGCCGTGCTCGACGCAACTCCGGTTGCGGCCGAGACGCTCGGGCGGCACAAGCTCCCCCAGGCGTCGGGCCTGGCCCGCGCCTATACCGTACGCCTGGAGGTGTCCGACTGATGGACGGTATCCTGGGCCTGACCTTCTCCGGCGACCGCGAGTCCTACGCCTGGACCGTCGAGATCACCCTGGCCGACGAGGCCGCCTACCAGGCGTTCGCCCCGGGAAAACGGCTGGCCCTGACCGTCGGCGGTCAGCCGGTGGCGCTCCTCCTTGAGTCGCGCACCCGCAAACGGCAATCCGGCACGGTCGACTACACGTCCACCGGCCGCACCCTGACCTGCCTGCTCGATGCGCCCTGGGCCACCCCCGTGACCAGGACCTGGGGCACGGTCACCGCCTCCCAGGCCGCCGCCGAACTGTGCTCCCAGTCCGGTCTGTCCTGCTCCTGGGAGGTCTGCGACTGGGTGTTGCCGGCCGGACGTCTGACCGCCACGGCCGAGTCGCCGGCCTCCATCCTGGCCCGACTGGCTGCGGCCTGCGGCGCCATGGTCCAGCCCACCCTGACCGGCGGCGTGCGCATCCGTTACCGCTATCCGGTCGGCGTGACCGAGCTGGCCGCCGCCGCGCCGGCAGTCTCCTTCTCCCTGGACGAGGACGTCACGATCGCGGCCGAAACATACGAGGGACAGCCCGGCTACGATTCCGTGACCGTAGTGGACGACCGGGCCGCCACCGAGGCTTACCTGGCCATGGAGACCGACGACGACCGCAACCTCGGTCGTTCCACCTTCCCGCCCGGCGAGCCCTGCTACCTGCGCGTCTACCACGAGGTCGCCTATACCATGCGGGCCACCTCGGGCCGGCTGGAACGCGTGGCCACGGACGAAATCGAGTCCCTGACCGCCACGGTCGCCTTCGACGACGCGGACACGGCCGACCTGGACAAGCTGGTGGCCGGCGTCAAAAGTGTGAGGTGGTACGGCAACGATCTGGGCGCGCTGTCTCCGAATGGCGGTGCCCAGGTGATACTTTCCGGCGGTGCCGGCTTCGGGGTAGCCCTGGTGACCTATACGACGCGCTATGACGTCTGGCGTTACACCCCGGCCGACCTGGGCGACGACTTTTCCACGCAGGTCGAATGCGCCCCGGTCGAAAATTCCACGGAGACGTCCGGCGGCATCCGACTGACCGTGCAGCGCGGGGCGGGCGTCGCCCCCTGCCCGGACGAACTGTCGGCCGCCCTGGCCTGTTCCGTGGCCCCGGCCACCCAGGCCGGCCGCAATTATCTGGACGAGTACGGCCAGAATGCCCTGTCCGTGGAGCTGGAATCCTGGCCGGCCGACGGGGATGTGCTGCCGCTCCCCGGCGACGTGGCGGCCGTGACCGATCCCGAGGACGACGGCCGGTGGCAGGCCACGGTGACGGCGTTTTCCCTGTCCGTGGCCGTGCAGGACGGCGACGGCACCCTGTCCACCCTGACCACCACCGTGGAGCGGCCCGAGCTATGAGCAATCCGCTGGCCAGTCTGCGCGAGCTGATCGCGCCTGCCGCCCGCCGCCGCACCGGCACGGTGACGGCCTACGCCAACGGCTGGGCCACCGTGGCCTGGACGGCCGGCGGCACCGGGCAGGTGCTGTGCGGCATCCCGGTTGCGTCCGGCGACACGGTGCTGGTGGTAGGCGAATCCGTCACGGCCCGCCTGCCGTCCGTCGTCTCCCGGACAGTCATCATCAAGTGAGGCACTATGGACCAGACACAGCATTACTACGTCGGTTCGGTCGGCCTGGACATCCTGGTGGATACGGGCCTGGATTTGTCGGGCGCGTCCTCGGTCCGTTTCGACGTGCAAAAGACGAACGGCGCTCTGGCGACGTGGCCGGCCTCGCCCTGCCCCGAGGAAGGCCCGACCTGGGCGCGCTATACCACGGTCGCGGGCGATTTCGACCAGCCCGGCACCTATTCGCTGCACGCCCGGGTCGACCGGGGAGACGGCTTTTCCGTCCCCGGCAACGAAGCGTTGTTCCTGGTCGAGAACCTGCATCCGAAAAGGAGATAGAAAATGGGTGTGTTGACGACAGCCGGCAAGAATCTGGTCCTGGACTCCGGGATTCCCGCCACCCTCTACGCGGCCCTGCATTCCGGCGCGCCCGGCGCGGACGGATCGGCGGGCGAACTGTCCGGCGGTTCGCCGGCGTACGCCCGGCTGGCCGTGAGCATGGCCGCCGCTTCGGGCGGCTCCCGGGCCATGTCCGCCCCAGTCACCTTCGACGTTCCGGCCGGCACGGTGTCCTATGCCAGCCTGTGGACGGCGGTCACCGGCGGGACGTGCCTGGCCACGGACGATTTGACGTCCGAGGTCTTCGCGTCGCAGGGACAGTACAAGCTCAATACGTTCTCGCTGTTGATCACCGACCCGGCCTAAGCCATGCTTGACGCCTGGGTTGGGGCCGATGTCGCCTGGGTCGGCCAGGACCTCTCCTGGCCGGGCCTGGATACGCCGAGCGGCGCGGCGGCAGCGTCCGGTCTGGCCGGTGCCGCATCCGGCGGCGAAAAGATCGGCACCGGTTCCGCCGCGGTATCCTCTGCGGCTTCCCTCGCGTCCGCCGGCATAAAACGGGGCTGCGGCCTGGCGGGATGCGCCGCCGTTGTTTCCGCCCAGGCTTCCGGTTCGAAGTGCCCGTCCGGTACGGCGACTGCGCAGGCCCTTTCCGGCGCGGCGGCATTCGGTGGGAAGATCGGCTTCGGACAATCCGTCGCCGTTCTCCCGTTCCGTTTCGAGGCGGAAGGAAGGAAAAGCGGCCAGGGTACGGCGAACATTGCCGCGAGGGCACTGGCTGTCGCGGCCGGCGCGCCCGTGGCATCCAACGCGGCGGACGCCGAGGGCGTGGCCGTTGTCGCGTCCGGGGGACTCAAGCAAGGCCTGGGCAATGCTGCCGCCGATGCTCCGACCACCGGATCCGCGCAAGGATCGAAAGGTGCCTGCGGCCTGGCCGGGGTCGTCGCGGCCGTTCTGGTCCAGGCGACCGGAGGGTTTGTCTCCCCGGCGACACATGATGCGGCCGCCGGGGCCATAGGCGAGGTTCTGGCCCTTGGCGCCAAGGTTGGAATCGGCGCGGCCGAGGCGTCGGGTGTCGGCCGCGCCGTGGCGATCGGTCCATCGTCTCCGCTCGGGGCCTTTGTTTTGCGCCTGGCCTCCCGTGTGCCGGACCGGCTGGCCCTGGCATCGCCCACTGTAACATCCGCCCGGCTGCCATCGACGACTCCGCAGCGCTTGCCGTTGTCATCGATGGCAGCGACCACGCTGCCGTTGTCGTCGCCCGTGGCAACCGTCGTGCGGCTCACGTCCACCATCAGGGAGTAGCCAATGGCCATCACCGATCCGATTCCCGCCACCTATGTTTCCGCCACCTCGTTTACGGTCGCCACCGACCGCACTCCCGAGTTCGCCGCCGGTGTGCGCGTCCGGGCCGATTGCGGCGCGGACGGCATTTTTACGGGCCCCGTCACGGCGTCGAGCTACGCAACCGCCACCGACCTGACCACGGTCACACTGGCCCTGGATGCGGGCAGCCTGACGGCCAATCTGACCGGGGTGCTCCACGGGAATGATACGCCGAAATCGCTGTGCAACCACGGCCACACCGGCCCGGCGGACGGGGGCCTGATCGCGTCAGGCGCGCAATTTGCCACGTGCTCCAGTGCGTCGGATGCGGCGGCCAAGGTCGCCGCGCTCTCCGGCTTTGTTTTGCAAACGGGGGCAC